TTACATTCCTCCATTTCCTTTAATTTGACGCTCCAGTTGGGAAAGCACCCGTTGGGTTTCGCTCGACCATCCTGGGGCCGTTTGCTTTTGCCGCCGATTCGCCGCCTGGGCCGCCGCGATTAGGCTGCCGTGCAGCACCCGCCGCTGGATTTGATCCAGCCGCTGCTCGGCCAGCGTAAGCGGGACCTGAAACTGTTCGGCGATATAGGGAATCGCTTCACCGCGATGGTCAGGCACGGGCAGCCTGGCGAACATGTAAAACGGCACGGCGGCGTAGAGCACGAATTGCTCGGCTTCGCTTTCCTGGGCGTTTTTGAACAACGCGGTCATGCGCCGCTGATCCCCGGCATGCCGGAGCACGTGGCACAACTCATGGAAAAAAATAACCCGGGCTTCCGCCGCATCCTTGTATTTGTTCAGAAAAATCACTTTCTCTTCGTTATCGGAAAAGGATGGGTACGACCCATAAACCAGCTCCACGCCAAAAGCTTCGGCCACCCGCTCAATGTCGAGATCCGCCGGGCTCTTAATCCCATGGTTCAGGCATTTCGTATTAATCCACTGCTCCAGAAGGGTCTCATGATAATAGGCGTATAACATCCAAAAACCACCTCAAATAAGAATGTATGTTCGGTTTGGAGCCCAAAATAAGGGCCCCGCAATCAGGGCCGTAACGTGCATTATGTAAAAACCGGATGTTGATCGGCATTCCTTTCGGCGTTCCTCTTGATTACTTCTGTTCATCTCCATCTCCGCCCAGCAGTTTCTTTTTCTGCTCACGGTATGCTTTTAAGGCAGCTTCCATCATGGCGATTTCATCGGCCGTATACGCTTCGGGACCGCCAAAAAAAGACATATTGGTCCCTTTCTCCCCGGAAGGGGACGGGTCCTGCGTACGGCCCAGCAAATAGTCGGCGTTCGTATCCAGGGCGTCAACAATCTTCCGCAGTGATTCCGGATCGGGCTTACGGTCGTTCGTTTCGTATCTGGACAGCTGCGCGACCGACATTTCCGCTTTGGCAGCCAGGTCTTTTTGCGTAAGGTTATTTTGTTCTCTTAAGATTTTGATCCGCTCGCCTAGCGTTTGCATACATACTCCTCTTTCGCCGTTTAATCCAGTATATCACAAATTGACAAAATGGTAAATAAGAAAAGATGTTTTTGGATGGGATGACGAATTGGCAAAATTAACCGCCCCCTGCGCTTTAACTTTAATGTGAATTCCGTCCCCCTTTTACCTTGTCCGATAGCAATTATAAGAGGAATTGGGTAAATCAGTTAAAGCAGCTTATTTTGGGAGGTATACCTAAAGTAACATTTTTTGCTATATGTTCGTCTATATAATAAATGGAAAAATTAAGGTGATCACAAAATTACCGAAGTGGCAATTTAATATATTGACATTACCAAAATGGTAATCTATAATTAGGATACAACTTACCAAATTGGTAAAATTGAGGAGGGAAAATAGATGAGAAGGAGGTATGCGAAACGGCAGCGGACAAGCAGAGGTTGTTTAGAGTTACCAAAATGGCAATGATTTAGAACCCGTTTTTATAGATCCGAGAACCGCGGCATTCATTTTAGCATAATGGACAGGAGGGCTTCTAATGGGAAGAAGACGGATTCATGTATATACTACATTTTTTAGTTCGGTGCCGGTCGATGAGGCAGCCACCCGGTTGGCGGTGGAAAAACGGCTGGAGGAAGTGAGGCAGTTCCGGCAAATCGGAATGATCCGGCAGGAGGCGATGATTACGCCCGGATACGAACCCCGGTATCATGGCGCTACCTATCAGGTCAGCAAACCAACCGAGCACCTGGCGATCCGGAATGCCGACAAGGAAGCGGAGCTGATTCGAAAATCGGAACTGCTCGACATGGCGATGGAGAAACTGTCGGCGGATCAGCGGGAAGTGATCGAGCGCAGCTATCTCAGCCCGGAAGGGGAATATGATTTTATCAGCTGCGGGGAAATGGGCATCAGCGACCGGACCTACCGGCGGATCAAAGCCAGCGCCATCCGCATATTAGCGGCGGCGATGAGGCTGGAGGTCTATGAGGAGCAGGAAGAGGCGAAAAAAACGAAACACGAGGTCGGCTGATGCCGGCCTTTTTTTAACCTTATAGAAATTATAAAATTTTGGGCATGGTAGAGGGCGATGCGCAGGTGGAGAGGGGAGGAGAAGATGGACGTGGGGGCTAAGGGACACCAGAGCCGTTATTTTCGAAAAAACGGAGGTTTGCAAAATGTAACGGACACAGATGACGTTATTTACCTCAAATTGCCCTGGATGAACGGGTTTAGAGCGAAATAGGGTCGCCTGTGTCCGTTAGGCTGGGAAATACCCGGGAAATCGGCGGATAAGGTCGCTGGTGTCCGTTAGAGCAGCGTCCAAAGTTTAGGAAAAGTTTAGGAAGAGCCTCCAATTGCTCCAAAGTAGAAGTCAGAGCCATTAAAGGACGCCGTCAGGCGTTCTTTCTTATTTTTCAGATGAGAGGGAGCACGTTGCCTGAGTTTTTTTGTGGGAGGCGCAAATAGCGGCAAAAAAGGGTGCAGCCTAGAAATTGATGCATGACAGCCGGCTGCCGGACCAGCCAGCGTTGGCTGATTGCGGGCCGGCCGTAGCTGGGGCTGTTGGCTGACCGTCGGCTCGACGTGGGCTGGCCGTTGGCTCACCGCCGGCCTTCAAAAATAGCGGCACTTTATGTGCTTATATTCCGGAACCTAGCAGGTTCATCTCCATTAGCGACATTTTATGTACTTATTTTCCAAAGAATAGTCCGGAACATGGGCATTTTCTTGCGAGGAGGGAAAATAGCGGCATAAATTTCCCCTATTTCTCTCAAATGGATGGATGTGGCTGGAATAAGGACATTTTTTGCACTTATTTTTTACGCCTGAGTTTTATGCCGGAGTTTCTCAGGCAGCGTGGTTTTTGCAGAAATTTTTCCCGGTACTATACCTTTCCTATGCGCTTTTCACACACTTGTCCGTTAGCTGTCCGGTGAATGTCCGCCGCTTGTCCGTTGCTTGTCCGTTGCTTGTCCGTTCGCTTGGGTTTATCCGTGATAAATTGGTAGTGTGGAAATCAGGGACACCTGATCCCGACTATAAAATTTTGCGAAAGCCGCTGAGTCATCAGCGGTTTTTGTTTTGGAAGGAAGGATGCGTGTGCGGAAAAAGAGCAATAGCCCGCCGATAAAGGCTTCGGCGCAGGTCTGGGCTCAGCCGGAACGCTGCCGGGACTGCATTTGGGGACGTTTTGAAGGAACCAGACAGTTTTGCAGCCTTCCGCGCTGCGTGATCAATGAGATTCACCTGGAAAGGAGGTGAGCATCATTGCTAGAGATGCAGTAAGCGTAATTCGCGGCAAACTGCTGGAATCCGTGCCGGAGTTGAAGGAAATATACGATTCGCCTCCTCCGGCCCAAGCGGGAAGCACGCTGCCTTTTGCGGTTGTGCGGCCGGGCGGCGGGGACAGTGCGGGCAGCCCTTGGAAAGGGCTCAGGCTTTTAAATGAAATCGATCTCTATGTATCCGCGGCTGTCCCGGAGGAAGTGGATCGACTGGGCGAACTCGTCATCAATGCGCTCGACAAGCAGCTGTTGCAGGCGGAAAGTGGAGAGCTTTGGGCTGGTTTGTATATGGGGATGCCGAGCTCAGGGGACGTCATTGACGAAACACGTGGAGCGGTGAAGCGTGGGGTGCAGATCGCGCTGCTGTCGCCGCAGCCTGTCGCGCAGCCGGTGCAGATTACCGGCGATTCGTGGCTTACGGCGTTAGCCGACTGGACGAAGCAGACGCTTGGCCCGGAATGGTCGGCGTTCTGCGGCGCTTGGCCGCCTGACCATGCAACGCCCGCAGTGCTGTGGCAAATGATCGGCATGGACGTGCGGACGCTTGGTCCGTCATCCTATGAGATCGAAAAGCGGATGACCGCGTTTTTCCGGGCGGAGGATGCCGACCGGGAGCACGCGGGCATGTTGAAGTTGCTTGAGGCGTTGGGCGCTGCGGTGAAAATCCCGCTGGACCGCGCGGAACGGACGTTTCTACGCATCGGCGAGCCAAGGGGGAGCGTGCCGGCGGCCGGCTCGGGAACCGGGGCGGCAACGGGGACGACGGCGGCGGTGGGGCCGCTGACCGTTTCGCTGATCCGGCGTACCGCCAAACCGGCGGAGGAAGCGCCGCTCATGCAATACGTCCATTATCAATCCAATATGAGGTGAGGCAATTGGCAGGGAAAAAAGGAACGACGGCCACGAAGGCAGTACAAACGAAGGCAGCACAGATGAAGGCAGCTCAGGAAGCAGCCGCTGCGAAAGTCGTAGAAGCTGGAGCTACAGTTAACAGTTATCCGCTTCATGAACTGATGGCGGCGTCCGAAACGCTGCTGGGGGTCAAGCCGGAGGTGCTGGCCGGAGCTGTGGCTGGAGCCGGAGCCGGAACCGGAACTGGCAAAGAGATGATGCAAGTAGAGATGCAAGTGGATGAAGCCAAGCGGCTCGTCAAACAATTTTTGGGGAAGAAGGTGCTGTAAAAATGGCAGGAGGAACATGGAGTTTAACGGATCAGCCGGTTTTGCCGGGACTGTATATGAATTTTGTGAGCGCGGCGGGGACCGCGATTGGGTCGGGAGCGCGCGGCGTTGTCGTTGCTCCGGTTAAAGCCCACTGGGGGCCGGTGGAACAATTCGCGGAGGTAGCGAATGAAGCGGCGATCCGGGAGCTGTTCGGGGAGGATGAATCCGATGGGGCGACCGCGTTGACGACGCTGTACCTCGCTCTGTTGGGCGGACCAAAGAAGCTGCTCGCCTACCGGATCGCCGACAGCACGTCGGCGGAGGCGTCGCTGACGCTGAACAATGCGGAAGGTACCGCTTCGCTTTTGCTCAAGGCCAAGTACCCGGGCAAACGCGGCAACAGCTTCAAAGTTACGGTTCAACCGAGCCTGTCTGTTTCCGGCAGCAAGGAATTGAAGCTGTATGAAGGTTCGACGCTGCTGCGGACGTTTGCGCTGGGCAGCGGATCGGCCGAGCTTGCGGCGGACGCGATCAACGCGGACACGGCCAACCTCTGGATTACGGCGGAGGTGGCTGGCGAAGGCACGCTGGCCGATGTGTCCGGCGCGGCTTTGACCGGCGGAGAAAGCGGCATTTCCGGGGTCACGAACGCCAATTATGTGGCGACCATCGCCGCTTTTGAAACGCAGGATTTCCACGTGCTGACGCTTGACGGTGTTTCCGACCCGGCACTCCGCACAAGCATCGTAGCTTGGGTGAAACGCGTCCGTGAAGAGGGCAAAGGCGTCCTCGCGGTGCTGGGCGGCTCGGCGGCCGACGATACCGGAGCCGACGCGGTGAGCAAAGCGATCGCGCGCAGCGCCGTCATTGATTATGAGGGCATCGTCAACGTCGGCACCGGTGCGGTTCTGAACGGCAAAGAATACAGTTCCGCGCAGATCGCCGCTTGGGTTGCCGGGCTGATCGCCGGTCAGTCGCTCAAGGAATCGACGACGTATGCGGCTTCGCCTTTCGACGATGTTACGCGGCGCTGGACCCGCTCCGAACAAGAGCAGGCGGTGCAGGGCGGCGTTTTCCTGCTCGTCCATGACGGCCGCAGGGTGAAGGTGCTGCGCGGCGTGAACAGCTTGATTTCTCCACGCCAAGGCCAGAACAGAGGCTGGAAAAAAATCCGCAAAATCCGCGTCATCGACCAGATCAACGCCGATTTGCAGCGCACCGCCGAGGACTATTACATCGGCAAGGTGAACAACACCGAGGAAGGCCGGCTGGCCCTGATCGGCGCCGGGAAGCAGTATTTGCAGACGTTGGCCGCGGAGAGCGTCATTGAGGCGACGGGTTTTGACGTCACGCTTGATCCGCGTTTTTACGGCAGCGCGCCGCAGTTTGTCCCTGAGGACGATCAGGTTTTCCTGGCGTGGAAAGCGGACGACACCGATGTGATGGAACAAATTTTCGGCACGTTTTACGTGCAATAATTTTTGAGGGGAGAGCTTATCTATGGCACAATTTCTTGATCCCGGCCGCGTTATTATGGGTACGTACGGGCAAATTTTTATCGAAGGCCAATGGCAGTCGAATTTGAATCACCTGGAGGCGAACGTTGAGGCGGAGAAAAAGGAGCTGAATCTCGTCGGCACCGACTATACCGTTTACAAACTGGGGCGCAAAAAGGGAACCGGCACGATGAGCGGCTACAAAGTGACGTCCGATATGATCGCGCGGGGATTCCAGAAGTTTTCGATCATCCATAAGCTGGACGACCCGGAAGCTTACGGCTTCGAGCGGGTTCAGCTGAACAACTGCATGGTGGACAAAATCCAACTGGCCAACTGGACGGCCGGCGAAGAAGTCACCGAGGAAACGCCGTTTACGTTCGAATCATACGAGCTGCTGGACCCGATCGTGGGGTCTTAATTTGGGTTAATAGACCAGTTACGAAAAAGAAGGAGGAACCATTTTGAGTCAGGACGGGCTGTTGAATGAGCAGGAAATTTTGGACGGTCTTTTTGAGACGGCGGCGAATTTGCCGGAGGAGACCGTTTTTATCGGACGGCTGGGTTTGCGCGTGACTTTGCGGGGACTGACATCCAGCAAGGTGGACGCGATCCGGGAGCGGTGCACGATCCGCAAGACGACGAAAGGCCAGGTCACGGAAAAAATCGACAGCGAGCTGTTTAACGCCGCGTTGATCAAGGAAGCGACCGCCTCGCTCGAGGTGGTTAAGAAGGGCGAGGACAGCCGGGAAACGCAAAGCTTGAAGCTGAGCGGCTGGGGCGACGACCGCCTGATCAGCCGGCTGAAGCTGTCCGGCGGGGAAGAAGCGGTGCGCCGCCTGCTGCTGGCCGGGGAACTGGACGCCGTTGGCGATAAAGTGCTGGAGATTTCCGGCTTTGGGGTCGACATCGATGACCTAAAAAACTGATCGGCTCCGGCGGCACGACGACGCTGCTGTTCCATTTGTGGACACGGCATCATCTGCGCCCCGGGGAATACTGGTCGCTCCCCAAAGGAGAGCGTCTGCTGCTTAGAGCGTTTGCGGAGCGGGAGCTGGAGATGCAGTGAGCGTCTCCCGGCTCCCGGTTTTCCCGCTTCCGGGCAGGCAGGCGAAGTACGGAGAAAGGAGGTAACGAATGGCCGACAAAGAGATCTACGAGCTCGATATCGAGATCGATAACCGCGACATCGACAAAACGCAAAAAAAGCTGCGCTCCTTGGATAAGCTGCTGCAGCAAACCCAACGCCGCGCCGGGCTTTTGGGCAAAACGCGAATCAAACCCGCCGTCAAGCTGGACGACCGCTTCTCCTCGGCCGCCCGTAAAATCGGCGACACGCTGACGCGGCTGCACCGCACCACGGTCAAACCGACCGTCCAGCTCGACGACCGCGCGTCCAAATCGGCGGTGAAGCTTTACGCCACGCTTGCGGCGCTCAGCGCCCCCCGCTGGCGCGTTTCAGTCGCCGGAGTCGACTGGGAGACCGCGGTCGGGGATTCTTTTACGAAATGGATAAGCTCCGACGGCAAAAGCACGATGCAGCGCATCTCCGCGTCGATCGCCAGCGCGCTTGGCGGTGGATTGAAGAATGTTATGATGCAGGCGCTGGGGTTGGGGGATGCGGTAAAGGCGAGCGGGGCAGGCAATCCTGCGACATCAGGCAATACCACAAACCGGATAGGCGAGAAGTTGGGTAAGGCAAGCCCGGCAGAGGGAAACAAGGCGTCGGAAAACGACAAGAAAAGTGAAGGGATTTTGAAAGGAGCCGTAGATTTTGTTAAAAGCATCGGCGAGGATACGGCTAAGGACTACGCCAAGGATGGCTTAAAAGGGCTGATCGATAAAATCATCGGCAAAAAGGACGACTCCAAAAAAGAAAAATGTACCTGCATATGTATTTGTAAATGCGGCAATGGCGGAAGAAATTCCGGTGGAAGAAACTCCGGCGGGAGAAGGGGGACCAATGCCCAGGGAAACACAGGAAGAAGGGTGAGAGGCAATAATCAGAACAGTTCAGGCTCAAGAACGGACTTTGGGAGAAGAACGGGAAGAGTCGGCGGTTCAGCCGGCAGAAGAGCTTTGGGGAGAGGTTCTATAGGACAAATGGGATTGGGCCTGCTAATGAATACGGGTATCGATCTACTCACCGAAAAAGGTCCCGGACTACTGGAAGGCGCCAAGAACCTGGCTGGAAAAGGAATCTCTTCCATAAAGAAAGGGGCCTCCCGGGTGGGAGAAAGCGGCTCAAAGATCATTAATACGAGTAAAAATTGGATCGCTGAAAATGGCCCGAAGCTCATGGATAAGGGGAAAAGCTTGATCGGCGGTAAGGTGCCCAAATTAATGGATGTAGGAAAGAGCTTAATTAGCGGAAATGGACTATCATCGCTCATGAAGGGTGCAGGCTGGCTTGGAAAAGGGGCGAAGTTCATCGGCAAAAATTTGCCCGGTCCTCTCGGGCTTGTGGGAGATGCGGCCGCGATAGCATCTGCGGATTCGAAGAAAGATCGTTTTAAAGCGACGGGTTCGGCTGTCTTATCGGCGGCAGGGGGCGTCGTCGGAGGAATGATCGGTTCCGTCATTCCTGGGGCAGGTACGGTTATCGGCGCAACCCTGGGATCGATCGCCGGTGATTTTTTGGGGAACAAAGTCGGAGGATTTTTGCACGATACATTTTTCTCCAAGAAAAATAAAGCTTCGTCAAGTGCGAGCAAAGCGATGAACACTCCGGCAGCTTCCTTATCACAAAGCGCTTCAAATCAGGCGATGTCTCCGCAAGCTGCTTCAATTCCTGATACTAACGGGCTTAGAACCTACAGACGTTTCGGAAATGGGCGGAATGAAGGGGTGCAAAAACAAAACTCCACGCCGTTTCAAATCAACGTCTCCCTATCCCAAGGCGCTCTCAACCTCACCGTCAACAAAGACGAGATCAATTATGACGAACTTGCTAAGGCGGCGGGCTTGAGAATCGCCAATGAGGTCAGGTTCGCCATGCAAAATCTGAAGTAAGGGGGCGATGAGGAAGATGGAAATCCATTTGATTGACGGAGCGGGCAATGACTTTTATTTTCCGGTGAATCCGGACGAAATTTCGATTTCCCGCGGGAAGGCGCTGGAGACGGTCAATATTTTGTCGCTGGGGGAATACGATTTCCCGGCTGGTGAGAAGGTGAAAGAGATCGCCTTCTCTTCTTTTTTTCCGGCGGTCTATGATCCGGGATACTGCAATTATGAAAATCTCCCCGACCCGCAGGAGGCGATGAATCAGCTGACCACGATGATGAACAGCAAATCGCCAGTGCGGCTGATTATTTCCGGAACGGCGGTGAATGTGCTGGTTATGATTGCTGCGCATAACAGCAGCTTTAAAGGCGGGGAACCGGGGGACGTATACTTTGACCTGACCGCCCGCACCTGGCGGGAGATGAAGGTCCATACGGCTGCTTCGGCTGGGGCTTCGGCTAAAAAATCGACCCGTCCGGATACGAAAAAGCCGGCGAAAACCTACGTCGTCAAATCCGGCGACACGCTGACCAAAATCGCTAAACTGGAGCTTGGCGACAGCTCGAAGTGGCAGCAGATTTACAAAGCGAATCAGAAAACGATCGGCAAGGACCCGAACAAAATCAAGCCCGGTCAAAAGCTGGTGATGCCGCAGTGAGTTACGAAGTGGTGCTGCAGAACAAATATTATTTGCGCGAACTGGTGGAAGGGATCACGCTGAAGGATTCGCTGGACCAGATTTCTTACCAGGGGACGATACAGCTGAAAATTCCGGCGTCTTTTCCCGGCATTGAACCGGGGCAGGAAATCCGCATCAGTGGAGTACCGTTTAGCGGGGATGGCGGCGCTTCAGGCGCTGGCGGTAAAAGCATGGTGTACTTGCTCCACCCCGGCGTCGTCTGGGAATGCACAAGCTCGATCAAGCAGACGAAACACATGACGGTGACGGTTTACGACCGGACGATATATTTGGCCAAATCGGAGGATGAGTGCCTTTTTCCGGCCGGAGGAACGGCCAGCCAACGCCTGCGAAAATACGCTGCGGACTGGAACATCAAGCTCGATTCGGTGCCCGACACGAAAACGAAACTGAAAAAAGCCGTCTACCGGCCGCAGACGCTCTACAGCATGATCATGTCCGATCTAAAAGAGACGGTTAAGGCTGGGGGCAATATGTACATTCCGCGGATGACGCCTGCCGGGCTCACGTTTTTTCAAATCGGCAGCAACAAAACGGTCTGGGTGCTGGAGCAGTTGGAGGAAGCGACGCAAAACCGCACACTGGAAGGCTCGGTCACAAGGGTGAAGGTTATCGGGACCGAGGATCAGAAGGAAAATGCGCCATCCAAGGTGCTGGCCGTAGCGAACGGGGAGACCGCCAAATACGGTGTACTGCAGCGGATTGTTCAGGACGAAAACGTCAAAACCGCCAGCGCAGCCAAAAAATTCGCCGAATCCATGCTGATGGGTCTGGGACAGACCTTTAGCGTCACCTGTGTGGATTTGAACACGGTTCGCGCCGGAGATAAGGTGAATTTTAACGGATTGAATCTGATCGTGACGTCGGTGTCCCATGAGCTAGGCGAGCCTGGTCATATGACGCTGGAGCTGGCGACGGAGGCCGACGTGAAAAGGAGGTATTTTCTTGACAACTGATCCATATGCGGCATTGGCTGTTTCGCTGCGGGAAAATGCCGTTAGAAAAACGGCGGAAGCTTTGGCGGGCGTTTCGGCCGAGTTGGGAACCATTACGGGATCGGGACTGAAGCTGGATAGCTTCAAACATGAAATCCAGGATTATTTGGTTGCGGAATTTCCGGGGACGTTGAAACTGCCTGATGTTAAGTTGACAGGTACCGTTGACGGATTGAAGGACAGCAGGGATGGCGCCGTGTCGGGACAGGGGAACTTTTCGTTCGAGCCTTCGGAAACCGAAAAAGCGCTGCTCACGTTGCGGTACCAGCCGGGCGACCGGGTGCTGGCGCTGCCGATTAATGGCGGGAATGATGCGATCGTCATTTGCAGGGTGGTGAGCGGGAATGGCTAATCTTTTTCCGGAAGCGGTGGTGGATTTGTGGTCCTCTGCCGAGGGGGAAACGCTGGAAACGACGAATGATGAGGTGGCTTTTGGGCGAAGCTGGCGGTTTGATTTCGACGCCGGGGAATTCGTGATGACGCCCACGCGAAAAATCGCCCGGGCCGACGACACCGCCGCTTGGGTGGTGTGGTGTGAAAAAGCAATCCGCACGCCGCGCTACCGGCATCTGATTTATTCGCGGTCGTACGGTCAAGAATTCGAAGAACTGATCGGCAAAGGCTACAGCCGCGCCGTCCAGGAAAGCGAGATCGAGCGGATCGCGACGGAGACGCTGATGGTGGATCCCCGTACTTTAAGCGTGGGGGATTTTGCTTTTTCGTGGCAGGACGATGGATGCCGGTTTAGCTGCCGGGTGAAAAATGTCCGGGAGGAAGAGATTATCGCGGAAGGGAGTGTGACATGATGGCGGAACTGCCGCTTTATTTGCAGGATCAAACGGAAGAACAAATTATGGAGCGGATGCTGGCTCGGGTGCCTTCGGATATCGATAAATCCGAGGGTTCTTTTATTTGGGACGCCGAAGCCCCGGCGGCTTTTATGCTGGCGGAGGCGGCGGTGTGGGCCCGGCAGGTGCTGGAGCGCGGGTTCGCAAGCACGACGTACGGGGAGTACCTCGATTTACGGGCCGCGGAGCATGGGGTGACCCGGCGGCCGGCCGTGGCGGCGGCGGGCGTGGTCAGGTTTACCGGGACGCCCGGGAGGACGGTTCCGGCGGGAACGATCGTGGCGACGCCGGCCGACGAGGTTACGGCGGAAGCGTCGATCGAATACGAGACGACGATGGCGGTAACCCTGGATGATAACGGTGGGGGAAGTGCCACGATTCGGGCTGTTGTTGCCGGGCAAGCGGGCAACGTGCCGGCGGGCGTGATCGAGATTATCGCAACTCCGGTGAGCGGCGTCACGGCGGTGACAAACCCGGAAGAGACCCGGGGCGGCGCCGATACCGAGTCGGATGAGCTGCTGTTGGAACGTTTTTATTCCCAGGTGCGAAACCAGGGGACGAGTGGCAACAAAGCGCAGTATATGAAATGGGCCGGAGAGGTGCCCGGCGTTGGCGGGGTGCAGGTGGAGCCGTTGTGGAAGGGGCCCGGAACGGTGGGGATTTATTTGCTGGACACGGAAAAGCGTGCAGCCAACGGGGAAATCGTCGCGGCGGCGCAGGCCTACATTGATCCGACTCAGGATGGACAGGGAGAAGGCATGGCGCCGGCAGGCCCGATCGTCACGGTGATGGCGGCCGATGAAGTGCCGATCGACATCCGGGTGAAGTTGACGTTAGCGAGCGGGGCGACGCTGAACGAGGTGCGAAAGCGTATCGAGGATGGTGTGCGCGCTTACTTGAAGCAGTTGGCCTTTGCCGATCCGTTGGTGCGGTTTACCCGGATTGCGGCGATTCTGCTCGACATTCCGCCGATCATCGACTACGCCGAGTTGACGGTGAACGGGAACGCGGATACCAATTTGGAGATTTACCCGGGGCAGGTCGCGGTGCTGGGGACGGTGGAAGTGTATGAGTGAGCATATGCTAACGGACATGAGGAGCATGGGCGAACCTTTGCTGGCGGATAAGAGTGGAGCTTTGCCGAGAAGTGCGGGCGAGCCATGGCCGGCAAGTATAAGTAAACCTTTGCGTACGAGCCCGCGGGGGCGCGAAATGTTTTCCTATCTGCCGAGTTATTACGAAAACTCCCGGGTCATGCAGGTGGATATGAATGCCAAAGGCGTTGAACTGGATCGGCTATTCGAGGCGTTGGACGAAACGCTGGAGCAGTTTTTTGTGCGGACGGCCACCTGGGGCCTTGAGCGCTGGGAGAGCGAGCTCGGCATCGAGACCGATCCTAGTAAGCCGCTCGACCAGCGACGCGCCGTCGTCGAGTCCAAGCTGCGGGGCAGCGGGAAGTTTTCGGGGCGGTTAGTGAAGAATGTGGCGGAGGCGTATGATCGCGGCGCGGTGGATGTGATTTTTCAGCCAGACAAGTGGAGCTTTACGGTTAAATTCCTTGACACGATCGGCGTCCCTCAGAATCTCAACGATCTGAAGGCAGTGATTGAGGAAATCAAACCTGCCCATATGGTCGTGGACTATCGCTTTAGGTACCTGACCATCGCTGAAGTTGAGGCCATGACCATCGCTCAGATAGAATCCACCACACAAGACAAATTTTTAGGAGGGGGAGCATAGTGGCAAATCCTATAACGCCAAATCTTGGACTGAACAAAATTGACCGAACATCGCCGGAAACCACCTATTTCGATCTGGAAAAATACGTAGATCAAAACGCGGATAAAGTAGACGCTTTTGCTGGCAATGTAGGGGAGAGCCTTAACGAGTTCAAAGAACGTTTTGATACCGCAGATACTAAGCCGGTAACGTTGCAGCCAGGGTTGCAGGTAGTCAACTCGCCAAAGGATGCGCGATTTCGGCTTGGGGAGGTGCGGGGGCGGACGCTGATAAATTTGTTGGGGAATGCGGGAAGTTGTGACTCACTCCAATCGTGGCCCAATACGGGACGTCTCTCTCTCGATACAGCTAATAATGTAGAAGGGATAGCCAGTATTAAAGCGACTATAGGAGATACGGACCAATATGTCGATATGTACCGTGAGTTTCCATACGATCCGGATAAAATGTACGTTGCGGTTGGGGAATTAAAGGTCCCGAGCGGAGTAGAAGCAAGGATACGAATGATTGAGCTGAATAACCCTTCGTCTGAAATATCTTCAGAGCAAATAACATCAACAGGGAGTAACTTCAAAACTGTTTTTATTCGAATTCCGAAAAATGCCTTCTCAGGATCGAAAATCGTGTATTTCGGAGCTGTATTTGTTGGCAATCCGGGAACGGGCGGAAATGCTGATGCATTAAGGATATTTGAAATTTCTTCAGACGAATACGCGGTATTGGATGGAATGAAGGCGGAACAAGTTGCTGAAAAATATCCTTTTGTCTCTTCCGGTATTCATGGTGTAGACGGTCCTTATGCTATTGGGTATGGGGAAAATCTGCTGCCGCCTTTTTATGAGTATTCAGCAAGCGGTGCGTCTTTAAGAATTATTGATCCATACGAATCTGAAATAACCTTAGCAACAGCTTACAATTCCTATTATGTGGATATCCCTGCTATTCCTAGCACCACTTACACAATGAGCTGCGAATCCATTTCCGGGAATAATGGCGAAGGTTTTGTTAATGCGGCGGAGTACGAAGGGGATACGGAGTTATTAATTAGCAACACGGTCACCAGAGGAAATGAGACAATAACGTTTACTACGAGTTTAAAAACAAATAAACTACGTATTTTTATATCCGCTAATGTAGCTGGAACGTACAGATTTAAAAAACCAATTCTCGTTATTGGTTCCGGGCCCAAACCATTCAAGCCGCAACAAAAATCTATGCTCGCTTTTCAAACTGAATTACATGCAAATTCCGTAGGCGGTTGGGAAGCTGATGTATTGTTTGAAAAAGAAGGGCAATATTTTAAACTGGCGAAGTGGAAAAAGGTTGTGTTGGATGGATCATTGAGTTGGAACGTTGATACAGGGCACGTTACTTCCAGCTATAAGCCTGTTTTTGTTCGCGACGGGACAATCTCGGCTGTAGACTACATCACCTATGTAACCAAATACACCGGCGCACTTCTAATAAATAGAACAACCGCCTCTTATACTGGATCTGATCAAAGCTTAATGTATCTAAACGGTATCCATGTCTCCATTGCTAATACAGACAGTGGATGGGGGCCGGACTATTTTCCGTCTCAAGACGAGATTAAGGCGTATTTTATGGGCTGGAAGATGTATACTTGGGGCGCATCTGATCAACTTTACAACGGAACAGGGAAAAAAGGTTGGGGGAAAATATATTGTGGTATTGGAGCGCCTGATGGAAACGGGATGATAATGGGAAGCGGAGTGGACACTTTGCCGACGGAATCGAATGATCAAGGATATACACCCTACCAACTCCTTTATCGCCTTGCCAAAGAAACCGTCGAGCCCGTTGTATCCGAAGGCGCTTTACTGCTATCCGAAGGCGACAACATGGTTGAAGTTGGTACGGGGATTGTGCTGCGGGAGCTGGCGAAGCCTATGTACTATTCACCCAACGGAAACTACTATATTAACAATACCGCAGTAAGTGGAAGTCTATTGAAGAACAGGGTGTCTCTCACATTGCGGGTTTACCGTAACGACCGGGCTGATAATTTTGCAAAGATCGAAAATGATACTAACGCATACGGCAAACAGCACATCAGATTTTTGTCATCAGACTTCGACCCAACCGCCGCCTATTCAGTCACATACATCAAGAAAGATAAATCACCGATCCAGCCGATTACTGGCATGCTGGCCGCAAACGAAAAGGCGCAGTTCAGCGACCTGACGGCAGGCGTGGCCGAAGCGTTGCAGCGTGTCTCCGTGGTCGAGCAGAAGAAAGCGGAGGAGGATGCTCCTGGGTGGATTGCGCCGACACTACTTAATGGGTGGGTAGCATACGACGCAACCACATATCCAACGGCTGAATTTACAAAGGACTCTCAAGGTTATGTACATTTACGGGGGATGATTACAGGCGGTTCGATTGTTGCTGGGACCGTTATTTTTAGATTACCTATCGGATACAGGCCTAAAAAATACGTTATGCTGGATGCAGCTTGTTCTGATGGGGATGGAGTTTACCCAGCTTTAGTGAATGTTTCCCCTGGTGGCGTTGTTTCACTAAATCGTATTTGGTATAACGGGTTTCTCTCTCTATTCCTACCGCCATTTTTAGTCGAGCAATAAGGAGGCGTTCACATGAAAGTAGTACCTAAAATTAGTCTTGATGGCCTTTACTTAGAGGATACAATCACGGACGATACCTTTTCCGGTATCGTCCCTTTTTATGCCGATGTGCCAGCGCCGGGGGAATTACCATTTGAAGTTGTTGCCAGTGAAAATGAGCACCCGGTGGAGGAAACGCGGCCGCAGCCCGCCGGGTATATTATCGGAGTGCCTATTCCGCCGGGCCTGTATTTGCCACGCTTTGATCTGGCGTCGTGGCTGGCGCACCAGGATGCGGTTACCATTGCGCAAGAGGCGTACCAAAAAGCCTATGCCGAATGGTCCGCCTTGCCGGAAGACAAGCGTGGGGAGATTCCGACTTATACACCGCCGGAGCAGCCGAAGCAGCTTTGGACCGAGGGTCTGGCCCGAGAACAAATCGAAGCCATGGATCCACCGCAAGAACCAACCGAACTGGAGCGCTTGCAAGCAATAAACACGGAACTAAAACTTGCGATCGCCGAACTGGCCGAAGCAAGCGAAGCCGACAAGACGAAAATACAACTCGCCCTCACGGAGTTGGCTGAAATGATTGCCGCCGGAAGAGGAGGTGAAAAGGTTGGCTAAAATTTACTATGATTTGATCAAAAAAGAACTCAAATCGATCGATGATGTGCCGTTGCACTGGAAAGAGCAAGTACAAAAGTTATTGGAAGCTGACGCCAATTAAGGCGTCTTTGATGATCCCCTGGAACTTCCGGGGGATTATTATTTTCTACTTTAAAGATTGAAAAGAAGGTGAATTTATGGATATAACAGCAATCACGGCGATTACGTCCGTTCTGGCCGCGCTGAGCGGTATTGCTTTAGGGTGGGCGGGGCGCGCAAAGGCGATGCGGCAGGAAGCGGAAGAGGCCGCGGAGCTGGAGGCGGTGCAGCGCGCCGACGTCGAATACATCAAGCGCGGCGTGGACGACATGAAAATCGAACAAAAGCTGCAGGGGCAGCGGTTCGAGGCATTTTCCGAGCGGCTGACGCGCGTCGAGGAATCGACCAAGCAAGCGCACAAGCGGATCGACCGGTTGGAAGAATAGATTGTATCATGGAGGTGATAGTTTTGGACGCTAGTAAATATAATATAGAGCGCCGTTACATTGCAAAACGAGCAAACGTAAGACCCGGCACGAGGCTGAAGACAGGAACGCCGGAGTTTTTTGTGGCACACGACACAGGTAATCCGGGGGCTACGGCGGACAACCACTACAGCTATTTTAACTCGCAAACCGACCGCTCGGCCTCGGCCCACGTTTTTATTGACGATACGAAAATTTTAGAAATCATTCCGACCGGCACCGGATCCGATCCAGCGGAAAAGGCTTGGCATGTGCGGTATGATGTGACCACCGACAACGACACTTTTGGCTACGACGCCAACGACGCCGCGCTGGGCATTGAACTGTGTTACGGCGGGAAAATCAACTTTACCGAAGCGTACAACAGATACGTTTGGTATTTGGCTTTTTGCTGCGACAAGTGGAACAAAAATCCTTACACCTTTATTCCCACCCACAAACAGCTGGATCCGGCGCGGAGGAGCGATTGTGAGCAGGCTTTGGCCACCGGCAGCAAAACTTTAATAAATTTGCTGGATGACGTATCCGCTGAAATAAAGTCCACCAGATCCGCAGGTTCGAATCCAAACACCAACGCTAACGGAAGTTTCACTCCATTGCCGGCCTACATTGCACAAGCGCTGATCGACAACTACGTATCCCCGGCATGGTTTGCGTCCCAACGGAAAAACGATGAAGTCGGCAAAACCCATTTTCATAACCTGGCGAACAATCTGCGTTTAGCTGCCGGAATCCCGCTTGCAAACGATGCGGCCGCAAAACCGCTCACCCGGCTTCCCAAAAGCAACGCCCAGGAAATCATTTTCCGCTGGCTCTCCCCCGCATGGTTTAAAGCGAAAGCCGAAGGAAACGACCCGCGGGCTCAGCATTTTCACAATTTGGCGAATTACCTGCGGCGGGCGGCGGGGATTCCCGAGGAATAGGAAAGGAGACGATAAGAATGCAAAATGAAATTTTGACCAATGTCCTAGCCTTTGCTTCGGTCTTATCTGTATTTGTTTTAGCTGTCGTACAGCTCGTCAAAACAACGATAAACCTGCCGAAAAATTGGGTGCCGTTCATCGGTGTGATCATCGGCGTGTTGATCGGTGCGGCGGCGTATCCTTTTACCGACTTGGACCTGGTATTGCGATTGTGGGCAGGCGGCTTGGCCGGCTTATCGGCAACCGGGTTGTTTGAGCTTGGCAATAACCGTCCGGGAACGACGAAGGACAAGTAACCGCTTTGTAAGAACGGTTGGCTGTAGTTAACGGTTCCAGGAAATAGGCCGTCACCTACCTCTGGGGTGGCCTATTTCTTTTTATATTTTATAAGGGGGTTACATATGGATGATACATTAGGTGTATACATGTCTCAATACGGTGTAGTATCAAATGGACAAGATCAATCTGCAAATATTGAACTAGCACTTGCTTCAGGTAATACTAAATTTATTTTTCCAAAAGGGCCCATTAGAGTTGATAGAAAAATACAAATAAACAATCGGGCTGTGGAGTTTATTGGCCATAGAAATGGAAGAAAAGAAGAAAATGCTACAATACTTGAGTTTTATGGAGAAGGTGAGTTTATTTGTCTGGGCGATGAGACTACTCCCAGCTTCTCTGGTCAGCAAGGATTCACTCTTAGACAGATTTCCTTAATCTATAAGGGATCAAACAGAGGCTCTCTAAGGAATCCCTTCGCTGTGAATGCTTATAATGGATGGTATGGAGTTGGCACATATGGAATAAGAGATTGGAGAGGGGGAGGAATAAATCTGGTTGATACTCAAATTGAGCACTTTGAGTATGGAATATGGGGTACTCAGAGTGATATAAATAGATTCAACAATCTCCAACTTTTTTATAATAAGTGTGCAATTTATCTGGAAGAAAAAAGTGATCAATTTCTAGGCGATGGGCTATATACTTTTGGTAACGATAATACAATTACAATGGTTAATTGTACGGGAGGAAGAATCTTAAATTGTCAATTTGTTAAGGAAGGTTCTGCAACTACTTATCCAATAGAGTTAAATGGATGCTTTTCGATGTTACTCGATGGAAACTGGTATGAATCAACAGGGAACTATGGAGCAACAATTCCTGCATATATTAGACTAGGCGCAAATTCAGAATGTAGAAATATCGTAATTCGTTCAAGCACTTTAGCTATTGGTGCAAAAATCAACGAAACAGTACCACAACTGAACTATTTTGTAGATGTTGTAAAAGGCAAGTCAACAGTGATTGACGAGGTAGGTGGTTACCTAAGTAATTTAAAAAAATTAGTTAGCTTTTCAGGCGGATCTTCAATTCAAGATGTATATGTTAAGCTAGCTAATACCGTTCCTTATTCTGATGGAAAGTATCATGACCAGAATGGTACGGGAAGAGCCTCTATTATAGTTGAGCAGTATAATGAGAACGGCAAAACCGTAATGGGATTAACTAGAACGAAAACTCAGGTTGGGTCAACTCAACATATAACAGACGGTATATGGACAAGGGTAAAATTAGATGTGATCTCCTTTGATGAACTTGGAGAATTTGATAGTGTCAATTATCAATGGGTTGCAAAACATACCGGATATTACAGAATTACTTCGTTGCAGATGACTGGCGTTCAACAAGTTGGAAATAGACTTCAACTAGCATTATTTTTAAATACGAACAATCCAACGGGAGGGACACCTTGGGCTTTTCTTGATGATCGAACGAGTCCTATTTCAGGGGGAGGATCAGTATCTGGTTCAATAGAAGTGAAGGTTAATGCAGGATTTAAAATTGATTTAAGAATGTTATCTACTTACGAAACAACTTTGTTAAGTGGAAGTACTAATTATTTAATTATAACTCGTATTTAAAAGAGTTATCGGCGAAGTATGCTTTATTTGTAAAAAAATGATTAAATCATGTTTTCTAATATTGTCAATACGTTTTTTACTATGTTAGAATGAAATCAAATGAAACTGCATAAAATAAAGAGTGAAGATGCGCACATCTTCACTCTGGCAACAGCCGCTTTGAAGAGCAGTCAGCTGTAGTCAATGGTAAAGAAATAGACCATCTCCTAGCACGGGCGGTCTATTTCTTTTTGTTTTGGTTTAACGTAGCAACTATCGTAATGACCAAACCGATCAGCGCTATTAAAAACGCTCCGAATTGAATCATTAAAGACAGTACGTCCTTAACCTCCACAGGCATCACCTCCCTTCAAGGGAGACTAGCCGACCACCCATCTCAGCCATTCTGTTGTTAGGGGTATTATACCACAAATTGGAAAGCTACAGAGAGAGGATAATAGAAAACAATGGCAATATTAGCAATCTCTCAAATTGATAATATCTTGTATGCTCGTTCAACTCTTCTCCCCCGGTAAGTCATCAGGAAAATGGCTTAGCATGTTGGCAAGTTCATTTTTGCCCGTTAAAATTTCTGCCATCAGCCCTGCTCCAAGTCGAAATCCGTAGGTGAAAGTTGAAGTCAACTCCATATCATGAATCTGAGCGTACAAATCCAGTAGAGCCTCAAGCTCCTTAAATTCCTCTTCGGAATGCCGTTTTTTCCAGTCCGTCATCGTTTCGGATACATCTGTGTTTACCTGACGATACTGCGGATCCTCGGGAACTATCTTTTCAGCCGGACATAAAATGCCGTTGTAAAGCTGCTCTATAAGACTGTTCATTTCTCCCCATCCTTTCAGAACATGATTTCAAGACAATACCTCTTTTTGGATTTATTATCCCGTTGTCTACAACAACAATCCACGGAGTATACTCTACAAAATGATATTTTTTAATGTTTTGATTCATTTAAGTAAATATCAATCTTTCTATAAGAGTCTTATAAAGAAACCGCTACTTTAAAGCGGTTTTTCTATTTTTATTTGAGGACCAGTCCGTATGGGATGGTCAAATATCAAGGAGGATTAACATTTGATTTAATAAAAACGGCACTAAGCCGAGATCAGTGCTTGACGATATAAATTATGACTCAAGCTCTATTGATTCGAGATGCCGGACTGAGGACTGAGGTGGCTGTCTATATATAGCATTCGTGTCTTGGTTTCCCTGCAGGCTGCTTTGCACGATTATCCCTTTCGTTCAGAGGGCAGGGATTGGGGGCTAGGATGTGAAGGATTAATAAGGAAAAATATCTGCTTCTTACAAACCTATCTTTTTTCCTGAATTTATCTTCTTCTCTGCTTCTATGATTAAACGGGATAATCGTGCAAAGCGTCCGGACAGCGGATGTTGATCTGCCGACCAACCCACTGGCCTCCCTGTCCTCACGCTCTCAACGCCCTTCCGGCTTTTCTTGCCACGACCGGTTGCCGGCTTGATGTCAAGAACTGATTATTAGGTTGAGTCATAAAAACATTATTTCCCTGTTGAATAAAGAACGTATGTTTTCATATACTACAAACAAACGTTCTTATTTGGAGATGGTACTGGTGAAAAAATACATCGGCCGGACCGTTGAGATCATTTACATGGACCGCTTGGGAAAAATCACCCAGCGAAAGATCGAGGTTCATGACGTCCGTGAAGGTCTGGTGCGGGCAACTTGCCTTGCTTCCGGCGAACCCCGGGCTTTTCGGCTGGATCGGATTTTGGCCTGTGTCCCGGTTGAACACCGGGGCCATGATGCTTCTTAACCTGGGGGAGGAGTCCTGGCCTTCCGGTGTTTTTCAACCGTTCATACTGCATAGCATGCTTCAGGCGGAAACGTTATCATGGAAATACAAAATAAGTTGGTTGGAGGTGTAGACGTTGAAGTGGGAGGAAGTTCGTAGGCTGTACCCAAACCGTTTTGTTAAACTCCGTATCTTGGAGGGGCGCATCGAAAATCAAGTGCGATATGTTGACGATATGGCAATCATTCAGGCTTTTGACGATAATGTAGAAGCCACACGAGAGTTAGTTCGAGCAAAAGACGACATTCTCGTCTACCATACGGGTAAAGAGAAAATTGAAGTCCCCATCAAACAGTTGTTCGGACTAAGGGGTTAATTATGATAAACATCGTGTCTAAAAACGGCCTTTTGTTCACGTCAGTAGAGAATTTATTTCGAGGACGGTCGAAGCAATCGAAATCGCAACCTAGATTAGTAAATTATCCTCATAAATGTGTCCGGGGCAGCTCCACGCTGCTCCGGACTTTTTGTTCATTTATATAGGTGGAATGGATTATTTGTGGGATATTATCCCAACTGAGGAATTGTGAGGCCAGCGGTGGGTTGATAGAATGTATTGAAGTGTCTTTTCCATAAAATATCTAAATGTCCACGGAATGAATAGGACTAACTATGTGCTGTCGAATGATGAGTGGTTTTACCTATGCTTGCTTTCCGGAGCCACTACCTTGTTCGGTTTGGAAAATGTGCTGGATGGCCTTGATTTGCAGGAGGCCCGCCAACGATGGGAGAAGGTGTCCGGCCGGCTGAAAAGTAAACATATTTTGACGGAGGAAGATGAGGATCAACTATACATAGAGCGTAATTATGCTGCGATTGCGAAAATTTTGTCGTTCCCGGACCAGGTGTTTGCCTTCTTGGTGGAAAAAAACGGGGAAGTCTCCATGGAATTTATCCATTGCCGGGCGGGGATGTTCACGCGCTTAGCTGGGGAAGGGACTTGCGAGGTCCAGTTTTGTACCGGGCGGGAAGAAGCGATTGCTATGCTTCGGGAGCAGTTTTTGCTTAGCGATTGTGAGCAGGAGATATCTTACCGTCTACCCGCGACGGAGGCCAATTATGCTCTGGCGCTTGCAGGTGCGGGAGAACAAGGAGCAGCAACGGCTCTTTTGCAAAAGCTCGGGATAGATGCCCAAACCTCGTCAGACTTGGCGGAAGCCTTTGGACCCCAGTCCGATTGCCGGGTCATTGCAGGTTACCATTTGGCTTCCGGAGAGGAGGCCGAATCGTTGTTTACCTGCGCTCGAACAGAAAAAGGAACCTGGATGCTGGGGATGATGCCGGAGCGGGATCAGGTCCTTTTGTTTCGGCGCAAACCGCTTTCCGCCCTTGAACAACTTTTTGCGTTTCCAAGCATGTTGGCGAAAGGAGGGGAACGTCTTGGAACTGAAGGTCGATCCGGCCCGCATTAACGGGCTCGCAGACGAAGTACGCCGGTTGGAGCAACAGTTCGGGGATCAAGTCACAGTTACGCTAAAAAGAGTGTCGGAGGTAATCCGCAAAACAAGCTCGGCTTATTCCGAGTCGGGAGTCCGCTTAGCAGTATCTGAAGTGGAGCGGCTTATGGAACGGATTAGGCAGCTGTCCCGGGAGATTGGCGATGAATTGCGCACGAAAGAGAAAACGCTGCGTTGGGCGGCGGACGAGTATACTCGCCAGGAGCAGGAGTCCTCTTTGAAGGCGAAGCAGTTAAAACTTCCGGTTACCTTAAACAAATTTGCCGCACTCCCAACGATTTCAGGGAATAAAACGACCGTCCTACCTTTTCCGTTTTCGGCGTTTTCCTTGTTCTCCCGGGCGGCGGTTTATCTCCCTATCACGGTGGAGCCGCTTACGAAAGAACTGACCCTGGACCCGGAGCATAAGAGCGATGAAGTGCTAAAACTGCAGGAAAGATTGCACGAGATGGGATATGAGCTGGAAGCGAACGGTTATTTTGACTCGGCCACGCTAGAAGCAATTAATCGGTATAAGGAAAAATACGAACTGGACAATGCTGGCGATCGGCAAGGAATCGTGGATGAAAATGTGTGGCGGACCTTGTTCGGGACGCTGAGCGGGCTGCTGACGAAACAAATGCATGGTCAGACCTACTCCGAGCCGGTGAAAATGGCGCAGCTGCGGTTGCAAGAGCTGGGGTTTGAGGTCGAGGCGAACGGCTATTTTGATGAAGCTACCGTACGCGCGTTGAAAGGGTTCAGGGAGGTTTACGAGAAGGATCAAGACGGGCTCGAGGGTGTAATCGGGCCGGCAACCTGGCAGGCGCTGTTTAACATGCCGAAAGTGGAACCGGTTGAGGAATCCAAGAGCGAACCGCAATACTATATCACGTCGGTAGATCCGCGAAGCTATTCGATGGACGATGTGCTAAACCGCGATAATCCGGAAGTTCAGGAGCGGCTAAAGCAGACCTATTGGGCAGATTTGACCAAGGAAGAACAAGACAGGATATATAACGAGCTGAAAGAGCTTGAGAAAAAAGAAGAAAACGAGATGCGGCAAAAGCGAAGCGGCATCGGTAATCCGTTTGTTGCTAACCTGATGGTCGGCGGATCGAATGCTGTGGTGAACACAATCAACACGGCCTCGGCAGGATTGCCGGAGCTGCTTGCCGAATGGATTATGGGACCGGAACCGGAAGGTTACGTAAATCCGTTGGACGATCCGTACGGCAAAGGAGTCGGTGAAGCTGCCGGAAATGTAGTCGGGTTCTTGTTGCCCTTTAAATATTTGAAGGCTGTGAAAACCCCGGCGGTTCTCTCTAAGCTATCGCCGACGGTGGTCAGATCCATGACGGCGGGAGCGATTTTTGGCACGGCCACCGAAGCATCTGACGCGGTAACCGACTTCAAGAATGACGGTGAACAAAACCTCACAGACCGCGCCCAAAATATCGCGCTCGATACCGCTTTGGCCGGAGCCGGGGACGTGACCTTCACCTATGCATTTAAGCTTATCTCCAACGCGCTCAAGAGCACAGCGGGACAAAAGCTGACCGGGTGGTTGAAGCGATCGGAAGTGGATGAGGTGCCGGCAACAAAGAATGTAGAGGTGTCAGGCAAGGGTGCGATTGTCGGTGTAGATGAACAAGCAGTTAAAAATGCACTTGAAAAAGGAAGTGAAAAAACCTGGAAAGAGTTTTTGGCTGCAAACCCTGGGAAAAGTGTAGAAGATGCCTCAAAATCATACATCAAATTAATAGAAGAACAGTCCCCATGGCCTGAGGGATTCGATATAAAAGCTAACATGACTACACTTAAACCGGGGGATACATTCCAAATGGCTCTAGATAGTACACAACCCTTAACATCACCAGGTAATTTTGCTACGTTTGATGATATACTCAATACTGAATTTGTTAGAAGCAATTTAGCAGTTAAGTCTGATTGGAAAGCCGATTGTAGTAAAGTTGTTACTTATAGGGTTAAAGAAGGCGTAGAATTGCCTGTAGTTAATGGCCCAGTTGGCCCACAAGTAGACTTAAGTATCGATAAATACTTACCGGGCGGAAGTAATCAAATACAGATGTTACTTGATAGGAGCATTAATAAAATGGATTACCTAGAGATTGTTTCAGTACGCCAGATAAATTAATTTTTTATGAGGTGAAAACTTTGGATGTAGAAAACTTTAAATGGGATAGCGAGAATCAAAATGTAAGTTGGTCATTTAACGGAAAATCTATTATTAAAACCTTTCATAATGCTTATTTTGCTTCTATAAATAATCAGAGACAATATGTAATTGTCGAGGCTGGCCAAAATTATTCCCAGGATCAAATTTATTACCTTTCTTTCGATGGCTCAACTTTATTTACAATGGATAAAAGTAATGGAAAAATTAGCTGGCAATTAAAAGACCAACACGTTGAATTAAATTGCAAAGTTATTCTTCATGCGCAGATATACTTTGAACAGAATTTAGTTATTATTCTATCTTCAGAAAAACAAAACGAAAAAGTACTTAAAGGTTTTGCGCTAGATGGTACACTACTTTTTGTTAATCAACCGCCACAAGGTTTTGATTTTAATTATTTGTCAATTTCTAACAATCAACCCTCTGTCGTCTGTGATGGGGACAAGGCCCACACTGATTCTTACAACAGGAACCGTTGGCATTTTATTATTAATAACCAAACTGGGGAAATGACACGAGGAAATTTAGCGCATTGATTTTGAAAAGTCTTTTTGGAGGTTAGAGACAACAACAGCGCTCGAGCATCCGGTAGGCACAAACCCAAAGCGCATCATCACTCTAACGGTTGTGAGCGCCGCTATTTTGGCAAAATCAAGGAAGAATAAATCGTAACGGTTGTAAGAGAGCTTATTTAGCATTTTTTTAGGCTTCAGGAGCATTTTTACGCTAATTAAGCCCCACTACAACCGTTAGAAATCGAACCGCCCGTTTTTTCGCCAAATAAGCGCGTCCGCAACCGTTAGAAATCGCCGTTAGCGCGGACATTTACTATGACCCCTTTAGTATCCAAACATCCAGGCTTACTCCCCTTCGGAATAAGCCTTTTCATTTGCCGCCACGCGAGTTTCATCCGCCCTCACATAAACCCACCCGAGCCTATTCTCCCAAGCCTTTATACCCAATTCCTGGGATGTATCAAGTAGGAAGGGTATATATTTTTAACCTTGGATTTATAGTAAAATTAATCCAAACTGCCGTAATTTTATTTCCTGAATTTTCCTAAGGTTAAGGTTGGTGCATAGGGTGACTGTGCTTCGCATATCAAGAATTGTGGAAAAAACAAAAGTCGAAGGGCCCGGGTTGCGTTATGCGGTATGGGTGCAGGGGTGTCCGATACGCTGCGCGGGATGTTTTAATCCGCATACGTGGGAGATGGACGGCGGGGAAATCCGCGACATCGACGAGATCGTTTCAGATATACAGGCTGTCCGAAATACCTCACCTGAACTGGAAGGTGTAACTTTCCTGGGGGGCGAGCCGTTTAGTCAGGCGTACGAGCTAAGCGTCTTGGCCAAGGAGGTCAAGGAGATGAAGCTATCGGTCGTCACTTTTTCGGGTTATGAATATGACACCATCCGCAAATCCGGCCATCATGGTTGGCAGCAATTGCTGAAGGAAACCGACCTGCTGATCGATGGTCCATATATCCAAAGCCAGCATGATTTAAGCCGCCCGTGGACCGGTTCGCGAAACCAGCAGTACCGTTTTCTCACGGATCGATATAAAGAACTGGAGGCCCGTTTGCCTGCCATCGCGAATAAAATAGAAATACAACTGCACGCCGACGGCACCATCACTGCGAACGGAATGGCTCAATTGGCGGATTTGGAGCTTTTGCTGGGACTGGGTTATGAACGTAAGGAGGATAAAAAATGA